TGTCCATGTAGCACAAGAAACATTAATAAAAGAAAATTGATTATGTCTTATAACATATTCATCACCTGAATGCACCCATTCCTCAATATCAGCACTTGAATCAGAATATATCATAAATACACATCTATCATTTACTGTTGCATATGTACCATTACTTGCCGGGTACCATCCTCTTTTTGTTTCATTCCATACTGGTACTTCTGTAGTATTAAGAAAACAAGTTTCATCAATTTTATTAGTACCTAATGCTGATATCTTATCATAATCTAAGTATATATAATTCCAACCACTTGTAGCTAAAGTTTCACTACCTGGATTGGATCCACCTGCCCCTGTTACAAATGTTAATTTAGAATCCCAGTACACATTGAAATTATCATGGCTTTGTAACTGATATAAATCACCTATTTCTAATGTTGTTAATAAATGGTCAAATATATAAAATTCATCCATATATCCATTTAAATTACTAGTAGTTGTACTACCTGAACTACCGCCTAATATTAAATCTGCTGAATTAGAAAAATTAGTGGCTGCGCCATGGTCAAATGTAATAGAATTAAGAGGTGTTTTTATATTATCTATATAAATATTTACAGCTGTAGGTATGGATGATGTTAAATTTTCCATATCCACTGTTAATACAATATGATGCCAAGAACCATCATCTAAAGCTTGTCCAATCCAATTCATAATTATATCATATGTTGATCCTGCCGGTGTTGTTCGCATTTGTAATTGAAAATAATAATCATCACCGGTTCTAAAAACAACTAATGTTATAAAATCTAAAACACTATCCCATTTTCCGAATATATAGTTTGCACCATTATCATCGTCTGTATCAATTTTAACCCAACATGATACAGACCAAGGAACTGAAGTTCCTATAGTATCTAATGGTGAACCATTACCGCAATTTATATAATTTGTTTTTCCATCCATTATTACAGCATTGTTTAATATTCCTGTACCCCAATTAGCATCTGTTACTGTACCTTCTAATGTACCATCATTACCGCCACTGGGTGAACTATCAGGAACGGTCGTTCCTGTAGTTTCATCCATAGGCCAATAATCAAGTGATATACTATCAATATCATCCCTTACTATATTATATATACCTGGATTTATATACATACTATCATCACCGATATGTTCAAATCTAGCTCTCTTATAGAATCCTTTAGATGCCATTGTCCATGTATTAGCTACAAGATTATTACTTACCGCCTTATCTTTAATGATATCATTTACATTTGTTACATCTACTTGTGGTATATTTGGAAATATATCAACATCATCAATATATTTCTCTATAATACCAGCTTTATACCAACCAATTTTAAAATTGGTGTCATATGAATATCCATCACTATTACTGTCTTCCCCATCTATCCAAAACTCATAATAACCTGTACTATCAGTGGTCAATACACTCGTACCGCCTTGATATGAATTAAATGATGTTGTAGCAACTGCACTATCAAATATATCAACATAACTTGTCACACCTGTTGTTGGGTCCGTTGAATCCAATCCATATCCTTTTAAAACAACATATACTTCTACATTGCTTAGTGGTTGTCCTTCTTCATTACATATATACTGAAAATAATGTTTTCTCATATTAAATGTCCTTCTTTACTCTATAATGTACTCTTAAATTTACATCATTTGGTTTATGTATTTGACTACATTTTGTGTAGAATATTACATCACCTGCACTGTTTAATAATGCAATCTCTGTTATATTTATACCAGTTAATTCACCTACATCAAAATCAAAATAATATTCATTACCATCATCATTATTAATCCACCAATTTTTACCATCACCTGCTTCAGCGGCGGAACCTGAACCTAAGGTACCTACTATATCCGTACTTATAAAGATATCACCACTTCTTACTTGTGTTTCTAATGCATTATTTGCTACTATATTATAATCATCCGTGGTGCCTGTTCCGATTGCCCATGTGGTTACATCATCTATTACTGTAGATTGTGCCCATGTCTTAGCAAATTCAATGAACAATGCATAACCATCAACCAATTCACCACCAAATGTTATGGTGCATGTATTATATGATGTCATTGTTATTTCATCCGGTATAATCTCAAAAAAACTAGTATCAAAACATCTAACAATAAGTCCTTTAGCATCTAATCCATGTGCTATTGTCCATGTTGACGATGCAACAGCTTGTGTATGTACATATTCAGCTCTTTTATTAAACGCTTCCCCACCGACATCATCACCCCAATTAGCCTCTACTGTATTAGGGTCATATAGCTCTGATCCTGATGGTATGAACATTGTATTGGTTAAGTTATTGTAGTATTGTGTTATAGTATCTAAGTCATTAAGATTATGTGCTACTGTCCATGGGTCTGCATCGGTTGTTTGGTCATATGATGAACCACTCGTAGCTATATCAGTAATATATAAGCTACCGGATACAGCTGTATCAAATTCAGCTTGCACATAATTGATATCCTTATATACTGATTTCGGTACAATACGTTGTTTATCCACATTATAGAAATCAATTAAAAATTCATCGGTACCTAATTCATGATAATATTTCCAGATACTACCGTGTGCTGTTTGTGCATACTCACCAACTATAACCTCAGCATCAATTCCTGTAAATTTAGAATCTATAATAACAGCCGAGTCATGATAACCATCATTATCAATAGATACTTTATTTTTTGACATATCTGTAATTGGAGCAATAAGCATATTATAATGTGGGAATCTATTAACAGGATTGGTAATTCGCCAAAATCTAAGTAGTGCATCCCATGTTTCACTGTTAATAATATATGTTTCGCCCATTGGCTCCGTGTTAAGGTCAATTTCAACTCTATAGTGTGGTGATAGTATGTTATGTCCTGAGTATAATTCAGTTACTTCGGTTTGTGTTAGAGCTTTATCAAATACTCTTAATTCATCCATATAACCGGTATAAGGATAAGTGCCGTTGGTATATAAACATCCTGATGTGATATCACCTGTATTAGACATATCACCCCATGGAATTGTATTTGGTGGTATAAAATCAGCACTGATTACACTGTCCATATATATATGTACACTTTTTTCATAATGACTGAGAGTAACTACTATATGATGCCAGTTTGTATCAGCAAAAGGGACTATATCAGTAAAACTTTTTTCTATAATCTTAATCCCTTCATTTTTTACCTCAAAATCTAAACCAAATGCGCCTTTCATTAATATTATATAATTATCTAAATCTTCCATTTTATTAAATAATATAGCATTAAAACCGGAACTATCATCTTTCATCCAAAATGATATACTAAAACTTCCACTACCAACTACACCACTATCCACTTTACCTATTTCATTTATTGGCTCATCATTATCAATCTTAATGTATGTACCTGATCCATCAAAATAGAAACAATTACCAAATTGACCTGTTTCCCATGAACTACCACCAATATCTACAATAGTACCATCATTTAACCATGTAGAGTAATCATCTACAACTAGACCACTTGTTTCGTCTAATTTCCAGTATCCTAATGTATTATCAACTAATATTGGTTGGTTTGTTTTTGGATAGTACTCTCTGTAGTATGGGTTACCAGCACCACCACTTGGTGTCTCACCATAATATTGAAGGTAATTATAATCAACAAAATCATCTTGAGGGTTATCATCAATATTATAACTATTCCATCTCTCATATATATTGAGCGTATTAGAGGAATTAAATAGTGCTTTCCATATAATGAATAAGGATGAATATGTACCTTTACGTTTTAAGAAGTATATGTAATTCTCCACCATTTCTCTAAAAGCCAACTCTGTCATATAACCACCGGTCACTAAAGACCTTGTATCATCAAATTCATCCTTGTTTTCATGTGCAAGATATGATAAGTAATTAATATCAACTTCCTTAGCATCTTTCATGGACCATAAGTTTTTCATCTTACTATATATTTCACTATGAATTTGGTCAAGATATATTTCCAGAAACTCTTTTATTTTTGTTGTTCTATTGTTTGATGGTAATGATTCTATTGCAAAGTCTTTCATACCGTGAAATATTATCTTATATTCATTAGCTGTAGCTGTTGAATATATCTTACCAAAATATAGGAACATTTTATTTTTATTATAGAATCCATCATATGTAGAACCTAAGTAATCTAACCATTCATGAACATAATCATCCTTACGGAAATATACCTCATCACCATTAGCAAAGGCACCAGGTGTGTATGTTGATCCAGCAACCTCTATTTGATAACCAGCTTCAACGCTCATATATTCAAATACAAAGTCATTGTCACTGATTGATTTGATTCTAAAATTATGACCTACAAAATCACCATCAAAGTAACCAGAACTATGTTTTACATACATTACAGTATTGAAGCCACCATTTGTAACGATGGTAGTTGGTACGGCAGATGAAGGTCCTCTTAGATAAGAACTTGTCACTCTTGTTGTTGAATTAACTATAATACTACTAAAATAATTGTTTAATAAGTAGTATGGTATATCACTAAATCTTGACATTATGACTCCTCAGTGTATTTTATTACATCACTACACAATACAGGGAACTGATTATCACCTAATTGTATAGGTCTTAATGTATTCTCACCCGAATATGATGCTACCGTATATTGTGGATAATCAAAAGCATTATTAGGCTCATATAATGTAACACTTTCATCAATATCCCTTAATATAAGATTTCTTATTCCTTTTACATTTGAAAAAGAATCAGTGGATGAAACTTCCGTATCATCTAAAATATATTCAACTACATCCATGAAATTTATTTTTTCACCAAATTCTCTATTTGATGATCGGAACCAGTAAATTAGTTTATTGGTAATATCGGTTGTTATATCTGATAAGGTGTATGTTCGTTTCTTCCTTACACCAAATTCAAATCCAAAATATACTAATTCAGGTAACTCAAATTCCTCATATACACAAAGCATCTTACGAGGTTCAAGATAAGTACTTATTTCATCTTGCCAATCTGAATTATAAGCTAATGGTTTATATATAGTTCCTGACTCTCCCCATGTTGTTGTAAAGGTACCCGCTGATGTTGTTATAGTAGATGTACTCCAATCATTTGGTGTGTCTCCTAATGGTATAACAGACATATATGCCCTATTATATTCTAAAACACTACCTGATGGTGATATGTCATATTCACCCCAAGCATTAGCGGCAACTATGTCTGATTTAGCCGCTAAATATGATTTATAATCTGAACCTGCCGTATCTCTAAACTGTGCGTGAAGGGATGTTCTTGAATTTGTCTTAATCGTATCAATGGTTTCTGCGTTTGCAGATGAAGTGGAAGCAGATGGGCAGGTAACCGTTGTAATTCTTGTATTATCAACAGCGATACCGTTAATTTCAAGAAACCCAGTATCTACTATATCCCATGAGTCAGAATCACCATCTGTTGATATAGCACCATTAATACCAAGACTTCTTAAAGCAATAATTTTAATTACATCACCATTACCTGGTAGACTTCTAGCACTGTTAAATACAATCTTATTTCTATTATATTTGTCATATATAAACATATATACCTGGTCTTCAGTATATAATCCAGACAGGTCATCATAAAAATCTGTAATTCTTGTCCATTCAGTTAAATCATCAGAAGGACCAACAGATACCTGTACCGATGGTAAAGAATCATCAATATCGCCATCATAGGCATAACCCTCAGGTAGTAATAACTCATTATCTACAAGGTCATTTTTATCATAATTTGATAGTGTTATAATTTCACCTTGTCTTATAGGTACTGTAAAAGTTTCTGATTCTGCTGTTGCGGTATGTGTTGATTGAGCAGTAGTAGCAAATTTAATACCATCACCGTCATAGGTTCTTCCTGAATCTAATTGTTTCCAAGGTTGAAATGATACTTGGTCACCAATAGTACAACCCGTAACAGTAATACTTAAAGTGTTTCTTGCTGAAACACTTCCTTTTGGTTCGTACCCAACCTGTCTGGCTAAAGCGTTTACAGCTTCATACACATCGGCGGTATCCCAATTAGTATTTCTTGCCACTTTATTAATGAAAAATGTACTTAAATCTCCGATATAAGCCATTAATTCTATTAATATTGCTATGTTACTGCCTTCATAATCATAGTCAGCAAATGTGTCGCTTTCCGCTAAGTCAGCTTTAATGGCTGCTATAATTGTGCTGAAATCAGCACTTAAATATTCCGGTGATAGTGTTGTCATTAGTTAATTTATCCTTTTAATATAAAATTATATGTTCTTGATATTGTATTTGATGAAACTATTCTAAAATTTAAGTCACATTCATACATATTTTTGTCAGGTGATGGTTTAATATTTAATACATCTACAATTATTCTGGAATCCCATTTTTCAATCGCTCCAATCGCTTCTTCTCCAATCTGTCTAGCAGTAATTTCATCCACAGGTTCAAAAATTAAATTGTAAATAGAGGCAGCGAAATCCGACAACATGCGTCTACTACCTTGCATTGTGGATAAAATATTTTGTAAAGAATTTATTATTGCATCTTCTTCAACCATTCTTGTAACATCGCCATTCGTTGCCTTGGTTAGTTCCATATCAAGGTCTGAATATATTGCCGTTCTTTGTGTCATTTAAATTTAACCTCATGTATTTATTGTTTAATTATTAGTAAAATGTGCTTTAATTACTGTTACCTGGATGAGTCAAAAAACACGATTTTGACGCACACATACACACTAAGTTGCAGTGGTTTCCTCGGTGGTATCTGTATCTATTACCATTTGTTCAACAGTTGGTCCTGATGAATCTGTACCTGTTTCTACAAGTGTATGTGTATGTTTATTATATGTTGCTAATGCTGTTTCGTTCAATAGCTTCTGTAATGACCCTTTGTTAGCTAATCTAACATCTTCACAATCCACAGTAAATACTCCTCCATCTATAACATTTACATCAACATCACCGTTGTCAGCCATATTTATATTAGTTCCTGAATTATGATACACTTTAATGCGTTTATTTCCATCTGTTGAGTCAATTTCTATAACATGACCGCCATGTACCGCCAGTACTATGTTATGTGGGTATGTTGCTGTTGCTTCATCTGCAAAGTCATTACCTGTACTTGATGGATATACTCCATCTGGATCATTAAACCCCTCTCTTGTATTGGGTAATTCTGTTACTTGACCAGGTGCGGAGGCGAAATAACGTGGTTGCATAGGATTACCATTCTCAAAGAATAAAAACACATGTGATCCTTGTAACGGTACACAGAATAGACCAAATCCACTAATACTACCTTCAATTAATGATAATGCCGGTTCCGCCCATGGTAACTCATTAGTAGGTATACCTTCCGTATTACTCTTAACCTTCTTAGAGGTATGTAGTCCGAATACACGAATCTTACAACGACCACGTTGTTCATCGTCCGCATTGTTTTCTTCAATCACACCTCTATATATGCCATTAAAAGTATCACTCTTTATCTTTATATCATCTATATTATTTTTAATCATTTTATTTCACTTAATCTCATATATTACTCCTGTTAGATTGTACTAAACCACCAAAATCTGAATCTGTATAACCATTCTTTATAAGTACCATTCGTTGTATATAGTTTCTTTCTGTTCCCATACCACCAAATGCATGTGTTATAGATTTTACTAAATACTTACCACTCATTTGTTTATTATATGGATCCTCAGGTCTACTACTCTTCCATTCAATCTCTATTTGCATACCGGCATATCGTTTTTCTGAACCATCAACTTGTATATTCACAATGTTTTGCATAACATATCGTTTTAACCATTCATTATATGCTATGTCTTTTATGGTATCAGGATTTGATTCACCTGTTAGTATATGATTAGCTCTAGTATTTGATATATCAGGTAATAGACTATACTTACCATTTATGATAGTGTTTTCAACATTCTTAGAATACTTACTCTCATAATCAATAAATTTCTTTTTAGATGTATTAAAACCTTTCCAATGTCCACCAGATAATCTTTGATATCCAGCTTTATCTATACCATCTAACCACCAATCTAATATGTAATAAGTTTCTGCTTCAGCACCACCACCTTCAAATGCATATTTTATTTCATCAATATAATTTCTATCACTAAACAGGTAATTAAGTGTTTGAAGGTTTTTAGTAAATTTGTCCTTTGTGTTATTATAGCAAAGGTAACCAGATGATAGACCGGATTTACCCCTCGCCCTTTGTTGTAACCATCTCAACGCTCTCATAGGTGTCCAATAAGGCATAACAAAGTCCATTGAATCTTCACTTTCCTCAATATCCATTTTCAACTCTCTAAGACCGGTCATATATTTAAGGATATCGGACATTATAGTGGAAGTCTTAGTATTACTCCAACTCTTACTATACTCACTACCTGATAATGGTATAAATGTTGGATCAACAAAGTGCATTTGAATGATCGGTGTGCTTACTGATAACGAGGCTTGTGGAGATGATGATACCTTCTCTATTTTCCATATATCAAATATCATTTCTTTATCATCATAGCTACCACTACCATAACTCAACACTAATTGTTCCATACCAGTTAAAGGTCCATATTCAAATACCCCATACACATCATTAAAAATAAGCTTACCTGTCATGCAATAATTGAAGATATCTTCAATGAAAAATAACTCTACTATACTATCAGTGTTTATGGTTAAGGTTTTACCTGATAATATCATATAAAGAGAATATATTTTTGTATTTGGTCTTCTATCAGATTGTTGTTCATTAGCCATTTATATTCCATCCTTCAATTCTTTTAAATCTATATTATCAACACCTTCTTCTCTTACAAGGTAGTACTCTTTACATTTGAATACAAACTCATGATCGCTATCTTTGAAAGGTTTTGATAAACCTTTCAAATTTTTATCAGTATATGTTTTTCCATGTTTATCATTAAACTCTTTAAACAGTCTATCTAATATAGGATAATCCCTCTTTTTGTCTAAACCCTTTAAATCACCCGACCAGTTATCCGTAAATTCCATAATTTCATCTGAAGGTATCCTTATAAGTATATCATCAATTGAATTATACAAATCACCCACAGTCGTACTTGTAACGAACTTAAACGAACCAATCGGGAAGAATAGATTAACCGTTTCCCCATAAAAATTTCCTCCAATGCTAGCAAATGCACCTTCACTCCTTACACTCCATCCAAATTTTTGTTTAAACCAGTTATCAAGAAGGTTGTGGAGATATGATGGTATATCTTTTGGTCTCCTATTCTTACGAGGTTTCATTTTTATTATTTCCGTTGAACCTTTAATAGGATCACTTTCATCTTTATATGATCTAGTAAAGATTGATGATGTTTCCTTAATAAAGGGTTTGCAATCACTCATTAGAATGCTTGGTATGTCCATTTCCTCTGTTAAATATCCTTTTAATCTCATTCTTTATTCTCCATATGATGCCACTCTATCCATATCTCTAAACAGAGTATATAAGTAATTTTCTTTTAACACTTTCACTATACTACCCACCTCAAGGTCCTCAAATGGGTTGTTAATATTATTTATCATTGCTATCACCCACCATAACTTGGATGTACCATAAACTTTAGCTGAAATACTGTCCCACCATTTTGTATCATGTGACACTTCAAATAGGTCATATGTGGTAATATCACTAAGAGCATCATCATTGACACCATAACCACGAAATATATTAACAAATTTTTCACCATCATGGTCCATTAATATATTGAATAATTTAAGTAATGATGTATTTTCCAGTCTCGTACCTGTTAGTTCAAAAAAGTTTTTATCTGTATATTTAGTTACTGCCATATTTCCTCTCTATTGCTTTCAGTGCTAAATCCATTTTTCTTCTCGCTGACGGATTAGCTGTATGTATTTTGATTTTAGGTAGTTTGAAATTCTTATTAGTGAATACTTGCTCCTCTATCCAGAGCAAAACATGATAACCAGTACCTATACCTTCATCATCACCGAGGTCATGGTCAAGGCTTATCATATCAATGTTACCCTTCTTCAATAAGCTAATTGCTTCTTTGGGTGTCTTAACAAGTATCCATCCACTTGGTGGTGTCCGTTCATCGTCAAGGTATACCTTCCTCGCTTCCATTAAGTATTTTTTAAGTTTCATTTATTTGCTCCATATCTCTTTATCAAAGATGTCCATATTTAGTTGTTTTTGCTCTACAAGGTAGTACTTCCTACACTTGAATGATACTTCTGAATTACCTGCATTGACAAGATTCTTATTATCTGTATACCGTAAGTATCTCTTTTCATACAAAGCAAATAATTGGTCATATTGGAATTCAGTTAAACCTATTATATGGTCTAAATTCATATCTTCCCCAGCCATATTCACCATAAATGTTGTTAAATCATCAATACCAGGTGTCCATACATATTTATAAGTTCCTATAGGGAAGAAAAGATGTATATAACCAAACATATTTTCATATTTATATTGTGACTTTTTATTATATGTAAACACTCCCTCACTTCTTGCTTTCCATCCAAATTCTTTCTTATACCAATCATTAAGAAGTTTATGTAAATACTTTGGAGTATCCACAGGTCTTCTATCAGTTCTTGCTGTTTTAAGTATTATACCATCATCCGCATGATTCCAAATACCTCTGACCATATAAAATTTCTTAGGTCTTGCCTCTTTAAGATATGGTTGACAATCTTTCTTTATTGTATTAACTATTGAAATAGTCCTTTCCTCTATTTCAGCACCACTTTCCGTTAAGTATCGTTTTAGTTTCATTTATTATCCCCATACTCCTTTATCAAATGCATCAATATCTATACCCCTTTGATCCACAAGATAGTAGTTTTTACACTTGAATGTAATTTCTTCCTGATTGGAACTCGTAAAGTTTCTATCTTTTGTATGTCGTAAATATTTTTTTTCATATTCATCAAACATAGTATCGTATTTTTCATCCGATAGGTTTTCTATACCCATGGTATTATTAAATAAATCCCAAGCTAAATTCCGTATTTGAACAGTGAAATCCTCAACATCCGGTGTCCATACATATTTATAAGAACCTTTAGGGAAGAAAAGGTGTAAAAGTCCAAATTCATTTGCATCTTTGTAACTAAATTCTTGTTTAACTGTAAACACACCCTCACTTCTTGGTTTCCATCCAAATTTCTTCTTATACCAATCATCAAGGAGATTGTGTAAATATATGTTTGTATCTTTTGGTCTTCTATCTGGTCTTGATGTTATAAGGGTTGTTATATCATTTATTTTTTTATAAGTACCTCTCACTAAAGTATTATGTTTATTTTTACTTTCTTTGATGAATTGACCACAGTTATTTTTAATGATATGTACAGCATCACTTGTCCTTTCTATTATACTTTTATCCCAATCATCAATCTTTTCATTCATAAATTGTTGTAATCTCATTAAAAATCTCCCTTCATCAATCTATCATTAATATCTACAAACTCATCGGAGTTTAAAGGTAATAGGTAGTACTCTTTACACTTGAACCATATCTCATATTGTTTCTTATATGCATCCTTTAACCCTTTGTTTGTATGAACATATTTTTTAATATTTTTGATAATGATTTCCATTAAACCTTCATCATTAGTTTCTTCATAACCATCATCCCACATATCATGCCAGAAAGCATCTTCATTACTTCCATCATAGAACTCATTCATCCATTTAAGTTTTGTTGTGTAATTAAAATCATTAGATTCAACCCATGAATAATTGAGAGGTCCCACTGGAAAGAAAGCATATTTAGTTCCGAATCCATCTTCAGGACTTGATGTGGTTAATGCCACATTTTCATCTCTTGGTAAATGACCGTTTTGTTTAAGTATTTTATTGGTAATTTTAAATAAACTATCAGGTGTACCTAATGGATGTCTATCACTTCTGGTTGATTTTTTATATACTGGTAATCCTTTTATTGACTTACCAGGATTACTAACACCTCTAAGGAATGGACCTTTTAATCCTCTTATTGCTTTGATATAAGGTTTACATGAGCGATTCAATAACTCTAATGTGCCATCTTCCCTGGCCTGTGAATCCGTATATTCATTCAAATATTCATCAAATCGCATAAACCTCTCCTGTTAAATTATTGTACTATATCTATTTATATTGATTTATGTGTTGAGGAGGTTAAAACAGAAAAAGGACACTATATAGTGTCCTTTTATTGGTAGGTGTATAAATTCGTAGATTGTAATTAATGAAACATTACAGGTGTTCCATACATATTTTCATAATAATTCTCAAGCATTTCTTCTGCTTTTGGACATATCAATTTTTCTATATCTATTGTTTCTGGTGAATCTTTAAAAGTTATTTGTAAAGTTCCAAGTATTGTAACATCACTATCACCATTAACAATCCGTTGTGGATGTTCCAGTACTGTCCAATATACTGAATTATCAATTATATCAATACCATTCATTTGTATTATTAATTCCTGTATACTTCCATTGGGATGTTTGAACATTCTAAAACTACCACCACCATAATTTACCCATTTTGATGTGTATATTATTTTCATCCTTCCTCCTTATAATCTTCCTGCTCAATTCGTATTGCATATATCTCTGTTGATGCCGCACACCTTAATTTAAGTGTATAGAATAAAGGTTTTTGTTTATCATCTTTCCTGCACATACCTGGTGAACCACCTTTCAAATCAAAGAGGGGACATTCTGAATTACAATTAAGGTATGAATTACCTGATTGTTTACATTTAGCTGAATCCTTACCTCTGTAAAGTATAAAAACATCTCGTAATTTATCATATACAATCCTATTTTTTATCATGTTACTCCTTATTTATTAATATAATACTATATTTTGATGTGTATGTAAACCTAAAATAATATAAATAGATACATGAAACTTAAACGATATTTAACAGAAGAAACCTATGAGGAAACCATTGAAATCCTTAAAAGAGATTGTAGTATTTACCTTAAAGAATCCAATATATGGCATAAGAGAACCATAGGTGGTAAAACACGAAAAGAACAGATAAACGCAGGTAATATATTAAAACTCAAATCAAGGAAAGATCGCATACCCAGTGATACTCCCGTATATATTCATAAATATATAGATGATTGGTTCAAAAAGATGTTCGGTTGGAAAGTAAGGAGTGAGGGAGTATTCACAACACCATTCGTAAATGCATTTAGATATATGACATTATTTTTTCCCATAGGTCCATACAAATTTGTATATTCAAATAAGGTAAGTGATTTATATTTAACATTGATGGAAATAGCTATTAAAGAATATGGTATTAGTGATGATATGGAAGATTTTAAAGACCTTGCCGATGATAAAGATATTTCAAAATCTATAGTCAATTTCTTCATTAAAGGATATGGTAAAACTTTTACTGATAAGAATTTAAATAAAGTACATCCAGTTTTTGAAACCGTATTTAAGTGTAATGAGTACTATATTGTTAATAGTACTGTATTCGCTGATATGGGTTCACCAAATGATATACTAAAACTCTAATAGGTTTCATAATAATCCTTTATAGTATCAATACCTAAGTACTCCAAGAAATCATTCTTAAATAGATTTCTTGTATTCAACAACCACGCATAATCACACTTAATCATTATTTCAGAGTTAGTTTCAATAGCCTTTTTTAAATTCTTGTCAGTATATGATACTGCATCCTTTTCCCAATCATCCATATTTTTACCGATACTGGAATTACCACTATAATACCATGCATCTTTAATCTTTGGTGACCAAACAAACTTAAAATTACCAACTGGAAATACTATATAATTAAAGTTCTGTAACTTCCTCACTTCCTCACCATAACAAAATAGTGCCTCACTTCTCACTTTCCAGCCAAAACGATTGAGTAACCATTTATCCATTCTATTATGATCCGCTATAATAGAATCACTTGGCTTTCTATCCTTTCTAACCTTTTTCTTAAAAAAATCTATATAGGCACTATCTTCATCCCTAATAAAGAAATATTCATACTTGATAGATTTAAGAAATTTCAAATATGGTTTACAATCCTTCTCAATGGAATCAATAGCGTTAAAAACACTTTCCTCTGTTAAATATCGTTTAAGTTTCATGTATCTATTTATATTATTTTATCCAAGAAAAAATTTCCATATAGACCTAAAGAATGATTTTCTACCATTCTTTTTTATGGCTTCTTCCAAAACACTCATTGATGTTTTGTTACCGAGTGACATTACTTTTTCAAAACTCTCTGATGGGAATCCTCTAAAATTTTGACATGTTTTACATTTATATATTACGAAGGATACTTTATCTTTAGAGTTCAACCAGAAATCCTCAATGGATATTTGTCTCCAATCAATATCCATTATAGTATTTCTACATTTACATTGCTTAATCATCCATACTCCTTTTCATATACCTATCAACATCATCTTTGGATATTGTAATATCTTCTAAAAGTGAATAATTATCATCCATACACCTTACAGAATCAAATGGAGCATTTTGTATAATTCTAACACCACCTTTATCTTTACAAAATACTTCTGCCTTAATAATATCAGTGATATTAGAACCACAACCACTCATTAAAAAGGTTAACATTACAAAACACGTTATTAATTTTTTCATTCTAATTCTTCCAATATTTTATTAAATATTTTATCCGTTTCTGTTTCTGTATCTACCCATCCTTCATTAAAGTACCACCCATCATAGTAAAAATTTCCACTATCCAATTGCATAGCGTTAATAGTTGTACCGAAATATTTTTTCATATTTGGTGTTATACTAATAAACCTTTCATCACATTCACTTAAAGGTTTCAGTTTTATCTTCAGTTTTATCTTCATTTTTTAAACATCATTATAACCAATGTTATGATACATTGAGTCATCAATTACTAACTCAACCTTAAAATATTCACCATTAAAATATTTTTTCATACTATCAAGTATAGTACCGACATCATCTGTTTTTCTACATTCATCATAACTCTTTAACTTAATATACATTTTAATCCCCTTTTTTAACTGGTATATACTTCTTTTCTTGATACCTAAACACTATCCATATAATCAATGCCACAGGACCCGTTAAACACAATGTTTTTGCCACACCCTTAGGATCCATAATATTATCATCATCATTCCTTATGAAAAGCTCTTTCAATAGGTGATATGATACAAATGATATTACTATGTATGTTATTATGAACAATATTAATATTTCAATCATGTTTATACCCTCATGTCAGGTTTCCATTTTATTATCATTATACCATCACCATTTTGTTGAATTTCAAATCCAGCAGATTTAATCTTATTGATAACTTTTGTAACATATTGAATTTCAAACTCTTTTGAATCAAAGCTTACAGTCCAATACCCTTGTTCAGCGGCACTATGACATAACCTTATCACATGTATTGATATATCTTCAATATACTTATTCTCATTTTCTCGTTCCACTTCACTTGTCTTATCTCTTAATACATCTAATTCTTTTTTGAAATCCACCATTATTCCCCCCAGTTTATATAAAATCCACCACTCACAGGTTTTATCTTAAATCCAGCTTTTAACATCTCTTGTGTGAAATCAGTTACTATTTCACTCGGTATATCACCTAACATTTCTATGAATATACTATAATATCCATTCTGAGCATATCGTTCACACTTCTTCATTACCTTTTCTCTAAAGTCTTTCGCCTTATTGACTTTACCTGAATCTGATAAAACTCTTAACCTTTTTAACATATCTTTCATAGTACCTTCTCTCCTTTACAGTTTTACTCTTATATTTGATGAACCTAAATACCGCTTAATTTTCATACCAGGATTTTCCTTTCTAATCCTTTTAATCACTTTACTTAAATCTTTCAATGTAATCCAATTAAGATTTTTACTATTATAACAATCACAATAAGGATTAAAGATAAAATCCTTAATCCCAATTGAAACTTTATCTTTAATTTTCTGATATATGTAAGTATACATCATTTCCTTATTATCGACAATAACCTTATCTGCCGAAAAAAGAAATTTACTATGTTCCTTTGAGATATTTTTCTCAGATTTAAAAAACCCTTTCCTTATCACACCAATAATTCTACCCAGTGCAAACATACCTATACCATAAAGGAATAACCAAACTCCACTTATTTCAATAATCATTCCTTCATTCCTTTCCTTTTATAAATTTTGAAATTCCTATAAGTATATAAACTATTACTCTCCTCCATAGTGAGGGTTTTTCATTTACAGGTGGGGAATTGTGATGGTTGTTATAATCTCTACAATTCCCACAATTCCCACAATTCCCACAATACTCACAACTCATACAATTCTCACAATTCCCACAATTCTCACAACTCATACAAAACTTACAACTCATACAATTCTCACAATTCCCACAATTCTCACAATTCTTACAATTCTTACAATTTATACAATTCTTACAATTAGTTAAGGTTGCTGATTTTTCCATTGCCTCTTCCATGGTATTAACATTACAATTCCACTTATTACCATTTACATCTACCCAGTAACCATTACTTTTTTCCATAATATTTCCTCACAATTCCTATAATAACAGCAATAATTCCTATAATGGGTATTGTACACCAATAAACACTTTTACTACTACTACCACCACCAGATTCTCCCAAAGGATCACTACATACATTCATAACCCATCTCTTATCAAATATCCATTTACTACCAGAATTCACCATTTTATAAGGAAATTGTTCTATTGAAGCATTTTTATTTGAAGTTACCATCCGCACATCTTCCATTGTTGTAAATTCCATTTTATGATATGACTCACCATCAAATAACTTTTCCATACTAGGCGCAATACTAATTATCTCCTGAATACCGCCACATTTGCAATCCTCCATCTTACATAACTTAACAAATACACTCATATACTTCCTCCACCTCCATTGTTTAATTTATATAAAAATATTATAACATAGTGATAGTAAATTGTAATCTAAAATTGTTTTCCAAACTATCCATCCATAAACTCTATTACCTTATCCAGTTCACCGAAATCCACTCTATCTACCCCCATTATACATTTAATCCATTCAGTTGTCCATGTTCAATATTCAATATCTTCCTTAATTTGGAACCATCCTGGAGTTGGTAGAATTCTATCCACTGTATATACAGTTTTTCCATCCATAAACTTTTTCATTTTGGGTAAAATCCCAGGGGCAGGTCCAGGTTCAGGTCCATTGGAACAGTACTTTGCTTCCAGTAATATTATCTTATCCCCTTTAAAAACTTCCATCTAATAACCTCCCTTTTTGGTATAAGTAAGATACTAAAGGATTCAATAAAGCAATCCCTTGTATTAATAGACATTGGCCATTCCGTAATTGGATCCTTTGTGTCCATGTCCATCAACTCAAACTGCCAGTGAAACCATTCATAAAATATATCCTATCTCCTTATAGTAATTCTAATCGTGAGAACAGTTTACCATTCCCAAGTATAGCCAGTGCTGTATATTGATTACCTATATCAGGTTCTTTGAATCCAACAAATTCAATATCCCTTCTACCCAGCTTGTATATCCATCGCTCCAATTCCCTTTCCGATTCCACTCCAAGATATACCAATATACCGTTAGTCCAATCCATCCAACCACCTAATTTCAATACCCATTCAGCAACCGCATGTCCTGCTTGTACCGCCTGTTGACTAACCCCCAAATCCTTCCTAACTAATACATATAGCTTTTTCATATTCACCCAACTTCACCATCCATTTCTCTTTAATACTCTTAATTTTATATTCGCAAGGTAAATTATCCTTCCGAGGAACCTCAATCTTATCCCTTGAAGTTCCCCTCAATAAGCTATATGGAAATACCTATAATCCTGCCTAATATAATTCAATTTCTATAAATCCTTATGAATTTCCTCCACATAATTGGATGGCTTTCTACCATTTTTCAAAGTCCTAATTTTTAAAGCAATTTCCTTCAATTCCAGTTTCATTTGTGCGTAAACTTCCTTGAAGTTTACTTGAACTGTAGTTCCTTGAACTACATATTCCTTAATAGGGTGTATCATTATTATTCTCCTTTAAAAGTTTTTTATAGTACTTACCACATTAGTATATCCATATCCCTTTCAAGGAGGCTTTTTAACCTACGGTTTGTATTCTGATTTTCTGT